TGAACGCGATGAACCGGCTGAACAAGTACGCCTTGCGCACCGGCAAGCGGTGGATGTCGCCCGTCCTGAACATCCATGACGATCTGACGTTCATTTTGCCGGAGGATCGCTTGGATTGGGCGGTGCCGAAGATCATCCGCATGATGTGCGACGTGCCGTTCAAGGCGGCTCAGGTCGTGCCGATCCCGGTCGAGGCGAGCATGGGCCGGGATTGGACGGTCAAGACGGACATCGGCAAGTACCGCTCCGACAAGCTGGACGAACAGTTGGCGAATTTCAAGTCGCCGGGGTTGAATTGAAACGGAGTTTGAAATGAGTTTTGCGGAAGAAGTTCGTCACATCGTTCGCGAGGAGATCGACCTGACTGACACGGAATGGAGCCATGAGCAAAACGATTATGTGGAAGTCGATTCGGAGTTCGCCAAAAAGTTGAAATCAATCATCCGCGACGTGGTGAAGGAAATCATCGCCGAAGGCAAATCAAAATGAAAAATGCGATCAGCGCCGTCATCTTGGCCTTGATGCTTCTTTCGTGCATGATCCTGGCGTCGTTCGCTTGGCGGGCGTTCATCGATAGGCGATGGGCCGAGTACATCGGATTCAGCTTGGCGATCATGCTGTTTTGCTTCCTGACGTGGGCCGCCGCGTCATTGTGGATGTCGAAATGAAATGGAGTTTGAAATGAAACGGTTGTTGGCAATGATGGCCGGTGGAATGATCGGCGGCATGGCGGGCCATCTTGGCACGCTGATGTTGACGAACGGCGTGACCAAGACGCGAATCGTGCTGGTCGTGCTTACATTGCTGGCCGCGACGTTCTTCATCTGGATCGCGAGTCGGAAAAGCGAATGAAAGAGGAAGTGGAGATTATCCACTGGCTCATCCTGTCCATCGCGGCCGTCATGTCCGCGTATGAAGTGATCCGACGCTCACGGAATTTGAAATGAAATCCCCGACCAAAAAACAGACCGGCCCGGTTGAAATCCACGTCAAGCATCGGCCCAAGACGCTCGACGAAGTGATCGGACATCCGCACGTCGTGTCCAGTTTGAAATCTATCATCGCCAAGAAATTCTCCCGCGTGTTCCTGTTCAGCAGCGGAATCCCAGGACTAGGCAAGACCACGATGGCCCATTGCGTGTGTCGGGAATTCGGCATCAAGTCGAAGAACATCTTGGAAGTGGACGGAGCCACGAACACCGGCGTCGATGAAATGCGTTCCCTTTTAGCCGATTTGAAAATGGGAACCTTCGACGGCAGCGGCCGGGCGATCGTACTCGACGAAGCTCATCAGCTTTCAAAATCGGCGGCCAACAGCGCGCTCAAGACATTCGAGAATCCGCCGGCCGGGGTCGTGATCGTCCTTTGCACCACGGAGCCGAACAAGCTGCCGGCCACGCTTCGCCAGCGATGCCAGTCGTTCCATTTGAACCGAGTGGCGTCGGCGGACATCATCAAGCTGCTGCAAAAAGTCGCCAAGGCCGAAGGGATCAAGCCAGTGGCCGGCTTGCTGGAATTCCTTGGGCTTGAAGCGGAAGGCTCGCCCAGGCAGGCGTTGATCTGGCTGGCGCAGACGGCTCATTGCAAATCGTTGAAAGATGCGGAGGCGTTGGTTTCCAGCGTCGGGAGCGAATCTGAAATCCCGGCGGCGGTGGAATTGTTCAACATCATCGGCCGGGCGCATTGGTCGCATGTGCAGCCGATATTGATGAAGCTGCGGGATGAAAACCCCGAAGGCGTCCGCAGGATCGCCTTGAACTGGTTTCAAAAAAGGGCGCTGGAAACCAAAAACGACAACGACGCGAAGATGTCCTTGGCGATCCTGAAAGCGTTCGCCGAGCCGATGGACAGGCAGGATTTTCATCGCGTGCTGATCGCCGTCGGCCGCATCGTGCTGGATTGAATAGGAGTTTCAAATGGGAATGTTCGATTACCTTGAATGTCAATTTCCGCTGCCGTTGTCGGTGAAAGTCACCGCAGGCCATGAATTTCAAACCAAGGACTTTGCCTGCGAGTGCGGCCACTATGTCCTCACGTCGTCGGGCGCGTTGTTGAAACGCGAAGACAATGTGACGGAAGAAGTCGGGATCGAGGAAGATTTCAGCTTCCATGACGGAAGCTGCCAATTGACTGCGGTGGTGCGCCATGGTCGAGTGATGAAGATCATTCGAGCGAAATGAAACATTTCATTTCAAATTTGAAATGAATTTGGCTTGCATTCGATTCGGACTTGGCGTAGCATTCGCCTCACTCAACGAAAGGCTCCAATGACCAAGACAAAGACTCGATCAAATCCCCGGATGCCGGAACGGGACGAAGACTCCGGCCGACGCGGCGAAGTGACCAACGAAATCGAATTGGGCCACTACTACCGCGACATCGAGATCGACCCCGACAAACTGGACAACGCCGCCATCAAGCAGCCGGTGATCCGCTCGTCGGTCGGCGCTCGATTCGCCCACGCCAAAGCCGAGTTCATCGAAGCCAAGGACCGCTTGAAGCGGATCGAGGCTCGGCTCGCCATCGACATTCGCGCCGACCACGACCGCAAGGGCGAAAAGCTGACCGAAGCCGCCTTGGCGGCGTTGGTGCAGGTCAATTCCAAGCGACGCAAGGCGTTCGACGCGATGGTGGACGCCCAGCGGCTTCAAGACGAGTTGGAGGAACTTCGCGACAGTTACGCCGAGCGGGGTTTCATGTTGAAGGTCTTGGCCGAACTGCACAAGACCGATTACTTCTCCGACAGTTCGGTGAAGGGCGGCGTCGAGGACGGCAAGCGACAGCGGGACAGCTTCTACGAGCGCGCCAACAAACGCAAACCTAAGTAGACCAACCACGTCGATTGAAATCGACTTTACATTTTGAGGATCGAACATGCCGAAGACGCGAACCGACGATGACTTTGAGTTCAATTGGAAACGGCCGAAGGCGAACAAGGCCAAGGAACTCGCCAACCGCAAGGGCGGGTCCGCGGAATCGCCGTTCAAGGGCGTGCCGGGATTCTATCCACAGACCGGCAATACCTACACGATCCGCATCCTGCCGCCGGGATGGAAAGACCCCGAACGCGGCGGCATTCACGCCGTATGGATGCACAGCGGCATCGGGGCGGACCAGCGCGGGCGGTTCCTCTGCCCGGCCAAGAACGAGGACAAGCCCTGCCCGATCTGCGAGGAGCAGCAGCGCACCTACAAGCGCGCGAACGCCGAGAAAGACCCGACCAAGCAGAAGGCGCTCAAGGACATCGCTTACAAGCTGACGGCGAAGGAACGGTCGGCGATGTTCATCATCGACCGCAAGGACGAGGCGGCCGGCGTCCAAATCTGGTTCCCGTCGTGGATGTTCGAGCGCGACCTTCGTGGCCTTTGCGTCGATGAGGACACCGGCGCGGAAATCTGGCCGGAGGATGAAAAGGCCGGATGCGACATCTCCTTCAAGATGATCGACGACGCCGGGATGCCCAAGATCACCAGCGTCCGTTTGAAAGAGAAGTCCAAGCTGACGACGGACCCGAAGAAGTTCAAGGAATGGCTCCAATTCGTGAAGGACCATCCCATCCCCACGCTCTTGGACATCAAACCCTACGACAAGATCAAGAAGGTGTTCGACGGCGGCGAGGAAGCGGTCGAGGAAGATGACGACAAGCCCAAGACGCGCGCCGGCCGAGAGGACGCCGCCAAGCCCGGCAAGCGCAAGAAGCCGCCGGAGGATGAAGAGGACGACGCCCAGGACGACGAAGACGACGAGTCCGAGGATGATGAAGACGAGGAGGAGGACGAAAAGCCTTCTCGCGGTCGCGGCAAAAAGAAACCCGCCGACGACGAGGACGACGACTCGGATGACGACTCGGATGACGATGATGAGTCCGAGGACGAGGACGACGACGACGACGACGACGACGACGACGACGACGACGACGACGATGATGATGAAACGGACGACGATGAGTCGGACGATGACGACAAAGATACGCCGTCCACCGGCGACGATGACGAGGACGAGGACGACGAATCGGAGGATGATTCCGACGACGAAGACGACGACGACGACGAGGACGACGAGGATGACGAGCCGCCGGCCAAGAAGAAGCCGGCCAAGCGGACGCCGTTGAAGGGTCGCGGCAAGAAGTAAAGTGTCGAGTCGCTCAGCGGATTGTGACCGCTTATAACCGCGAGAGTTGAAACAAGATGTGCGCGGTTCCATGCACAGGCATGAGGATGTTTCGACAAGCCGGAAGATCACACAACCGGCCGACTTGATTTGAAACAACCGCACAGGGAGCTTTGGGCGGACGAATGGAGCCTCGTTCGCGACATCGCCGACCCTGTGCGGTTTGAAGACGGGTAGCTCAATTGGTGGAGCATGGGACTTTGATTCCCAAGGTTGCAGGTTCGATCCCTGTCCCGTCTGTTGTCTTGGAAGCCTTTCAGTCCGCCGGCCTGGGAGGGTCATTCGGATTACCGGCCAATGGTGGCTTTAGGGTCACTGCGCAGCGAACGCGGATGAGTGTCGCGAACCGACTTCCAAGACCAACGGCCGGTAGCTCAATTGGCAGAGCGCAAGATTTCCAATCTTGATGTTGCGGGTCCGATTCCCGTCCGGCC